CCTTCGCTACTTGACGGCTTCGGCTCCAATGCCCGCTCACCATCCACTTGGTTTGCATTGAACACATATGATGTTGAGGCAAAGACAATATCGCGTGTTGTTCCATCCTCTTGCTCTTTGTTGGTCACGTTGTAACGAATGATCGGCGTTCCCTTTTCTCCCTTGCGAACCTTGCAATCCATCTGCTGCCATTGTTTGAACGTTGCCCATCGTGTTGATGCATAGCCATTGTTGATGCTGCTGGCCCAACACATGAGGATGTTCGAGCCATTGTATCTTTGCAATGTCAGTGCATTTGTCGGTGTCTTGAACCCTGTCTTGCGCCAAGGTGGAGTCCATTGCCCTGCATCGTCGATCATATTGATAAGTGTGTTTGTAATCTGCTGGTATGGATTCATCTTTTCCATTGGTCTCTCCTTTGTGTGGGTGGGGGGATTGCTCCCCCCTTATTTAGAATGGCATATCATCAACCGTTACAACATCGCGTGGCTGCTCTTGCTTCTCTTCTGCTGATCCTGAATTCCCGATCAGATGAATATCGCCAGCAAAAGCGTTGACAATAATATCAACCGCCATTTTTTCTTGTCCGTTCTTATCAATATAGGTGCGCTTGCCAAGAACACCTTCGACATAGATGCGACTACCCTTCTCGGCATACTTGTCCAAGAACTGTGCCTTCTTGTCGTTGAAGCAAGTTACATCCCACCATGTGGTTGACTTACCTTCTGTCTTGGACCAGCCTGTTGTTGCAACCGAAAACTTTGCAAACGACTTGCCATCTCCACTCTGCTTGATCTCTGGCTTTTTACCAAGATTGCCCAACAAAATAACCTTAGCTAACATTTTTCAATTCCTCTTGTTTGGCTGCATACTTCTGACGCAGCATTGCCATCTCTGCCTTGCCCAAGTGCTCGGCATTAGATTTAATTTGTCCTGCAACATCGCTGAGATCTGCTGCTGTAGCACACAGACTGATTGCAACTTCGAGTGTGGCAGTCAGGGTTTTGTTATTAAACTGAACATCTTGATCTTCATCGGGATCGTCACCAGTCTCGAGGCCAAGTGTCTTGAGCAGTGCATATTTCACAGCATATGACATTGCCTTGCCAGCACCCTTGTCTTGATCGTCAATGCCATAGCCGAACGACATGACATCGATGCAATCGTCAGGTTGATCGATGTTAACAAAGCGCATTGTCATCAGGCAGTGAGTACGATTACCGATCTGCTCGTAGTTAATGTGTATAATGTGATAGATAATACCTTCTGCCAAGAGAGCAGGACGAACCTTGGCTGTCACCGAGTCATGCGACACAATCGAGTAGCGCATACCCTGCTTCTTTTCTTTCTGGATATAATCGACCTTGCTCATTGCTGCGGCAAGACGTTGGTGCAGATTCTTAGTAGTCATGATCGTCTCCATATGCGTGTGATCCATAATCTTCGTCAGTTCCAAAGCCAGCAGATGCCAATGCAAATGCATCATCTTCATTGTCTACGTCTGGCTCATCGTAACTGTCTCGATGTTCCTCGAGCTTCTTCAGTATATCATTGCCAAGTTTGACAAGATTCTCAACGTCAGAGAACAGCAATTCAGTTGCCATGTCCTCAAGATATGCTTCGATTTCATTCATTGTCATGTGCATAATCCTTATGAATCCAGACAATATGCATTGTCCCATCATGTTCTTGTTTACGCCCAGAGTTTTTGATGATTCCAAGGCGGGTAACTTCTGATCGACGCGCACGATATGTAGATTTGTGTGTGTCAAAGTGTTGATTCATTTCAATATCTGTAAATCCTTTTGATCCAACGCTTTTTGCATAATCGATTACGCTATTCTGACATACAGAAAGAATAGGATATATCATTTCTGCTGCAAGGATGCTTGTTGGTTGAGCATGTCGTCGATATAGTTTGAATGATTCATCCATATCACTTCTCCTTTGCTGCTCTGATAGATACACGACCGCGCTTGTCACGTTTGGCAATGATGCCTACGCCGTATGCTTCACCAACATTGTCAGCAATCATACCTCGCAATGTATCCTTTGCTTCTTCATGCTTCTTGGCTGCGCCAATAGTCTCGGCATAGTCGATTGCTGCGCTTGTCCATTCGTTATTGTTTTCCATATCGACAACGATAAGGTTGTCTACTGGGATAGACTCAACGGACTTTTCGATGCGTTCGAGTTCTGCGTTTGGGATGATCTCAGGCTCTATTTTATTCTGGACATGCCACCAGAACGCCTTCTCCATCTTGAACAACTGCAACTGATAGTCAGCGTCATAGTCAACACGGATCATGTTAGGTTCTGTGTTGCCGCAAATAACACTGAACATGCAGTGTCTTTTCTTAGTGACCATCATATAGTGTTGAAGTTGTGGCATATAGTATCGCGCTTTCTCATGGCTGTTCGCATGACTGCCTGAGTGCTTGACCTCAAGGAATGTATCCTCGCTCTTAATCCATGCGTCGAGATGAGCAAATAGCCACGGCTCATCAGCATGTTCAATGCGACCGATAGATACATCGATGTCAAGATTGTTCTGGCGTGCAAGCCATTGGATATGAAATGATTCTGTCCATATACCAAGCTGCACTTTGAATACATTTGACAGATCTTCTGGCTGATCGATGCCTAACTTCTCACGATAGAGTGAGTTCCAGTCACCGTTCATAATACGCATTGCATCAGAGCCACCGATGCCATTGGCGCGGTTCATTACGTTAGCCATAGTTTGTAGTCTCCTTTGTGTAACGTGTGTATTTTGTAGCATTATTGCTACTATGTCAATCAAGTTTTTTCAGTCGTTTGATATTTGTTTCTGCTGTTGTAAATCTCTTTACCCATATATCGAGTCTATCTGTTATGGGTGCAGCAGCCGTCATGAACTCAGCAATCAATGGCATGTTAGGCCACTTGTGTTCACGACAGATCTTACGACATGCTTCCTTGAATGAGATGGATGGGACTGTTTGCAATGATTGCAAATAGATTTGATAACCCATGCCATCAGGAACATTTGCTCTGAACACACGGGCTATTGCTTGCAATGATTGATCAATCTCATCAGTCGAGGCTGGATCTTGCAGCCGCCTCATCGAAAGGAGGGCGGCGGCAAGAGACTGCTCGACCTGTTTAATGTCTGCTTCTTCTGGCAGACTGTGTTTCATATTGAGGTATGTGATTGTGTAGTTTAGTTCGTCACTGATTGATGTTTTTAACCAATCAGGAACAGGAACCACATAGTTAAGTGGATCCCTGTTAACATATAAGTCTGTCATACATTCTCCTATGGTAGTTTGTTAACCCAGTGTTCCACCTTTCCTGCTGGAATTTCATTGATCTCCAATTCATAGATAGCCTCTACAAGTTTCTTCTTCATTGTGTATACGTCTGTGATCATACCTTTTACATCTTCCACAATGAGTCGGTCGATGCTTCCTTGTTCTGTAAGCACCACATATCTAAAGTCAGCACGATAGTTTGCAATGTGTTTTCCTTTCACCATGATCTGATATGTTGGCTGCAATTCAAGGCGTGCTATTGTGCCAGCCTTTTCCATATCAACAAGCTGAATATATCGCTTGCCTTCTGCTGCCGATGCAAACCAGAAGCCATCAATGTGTTCACCATTGGCATTATACTTTCCCTTGCGGGTCGGCACTGCTGCCACTTTCTTATTGGTAGATCCTTTAGGGCGCGCCATTTAATTAGCCTTTGCTATTACAAGTTTCAAACCAAGAGCCGAGCACCAGCACATGATATAGAAAGAGGATGGCAATCGAACACCGCTCTCCCATTTGCTGACTAGCCCACTTGAAACACCAATGTCATTGTTCAGTTCTTCCTGACTTAATCCCTGTCTCTCTCGTTCACGAATGAGATCAGTGATCAACTCTTTATAGAATACTTCTTCAACTGGCGTTGGTGTTCTCATTGAAACTTTCTTTGGCCTTTTGATGCAGTTCTTCCAGAGCGCGAGAGACTTTGAGTGCTGATGAGAGTCGCATATCTTGTCCATTTTTCACCCTGTAGAACGTGCTATCTGGCAGTCCTGCTGATTTAAACGCAGACTTTAAATCTACTTTGTATGAGTATGACTTTAGTTCTAGCTGTATAATGTATGAGCTAATTAACATTGATACCTCCACTGCGATAACGCTACTGCATTACCGCAATGGAGGCAAGGAGTATTTTATTCTGCTGCTTGCTGCTCAGATTCAGCTTTTTCTTTTTCTTCTTGTTCTTGTTTGCCCTTATTAAACATGGCATTAACTTCGAACTCGGTTGCCAATCTGATTTGCGGCGGAGCAATTTGCTCGCCTTCCCTATTGGTCTTGAGCAATGTTCTCCAACTTGGCTCAAAATACATAGTATCTGGGTTAAATAACAGGTTAAATGCTTCAACATTCTTACCAGTAAATTCAACAATAGCTTTGTCATAATAGCCAATGCTAATGATCATGTAAGTTTTCATTGTAGTTCTCCTTTGTGTTTGTTGGATTATTCGAAAGTAATAGTCACAGTCTTGCCAGAAAGAAGCGTATCAATATCAATATCACTTACTTCTTCCTGTGCAATTTCTCGCATCTTATCTTCAAGATGTAAATTATCTACTTCATCTTGGCAGATTTCTCTAATACGATCTTCATTAGAATAATGATCTTCAATTACCTCCTTTATAATTGATCTGATATGATCATTGAGATCATTCATATCACCACTGTTAAGTTGTGACTTTATAACCTCAACAATATATAGTTTGAGATATGACGCTGCCTCATTGGCAACGTGTTGTTCTTGATTATTCATTGTTGTTCTCCATCCAGAATGTAATAAATGTTTCAAGATCAGTTGATGAACATTCAGCGAATTGTTCCTCAACCATTTCTTTTATCCATTCTTTGAATTGCCTGTCGTTTAGTGTTCTTAGATAGTTAAACTCTTTATTGACAAGCCAGTCGATATATTCATCTCGTGCTTGTTCTTCAAGCAATGCGCCTTCACTCATCATTTCGATAATCATTGTTTCCACCTTATGGCATGAGTAAGCACCAGATAACTGCACTGATGAGGGCAAGACACATCAACATGTTGACGATCTCAAAAATATTCATAGCCATTCTCCATATAATCAGCTGCTTCTTCGAGCATGAAGTTCATTTCTCGCTCGCTGATGATGCCATGAATATAGAGCATGTATGCATGATTAAACATATCTGCGTTCATATCAATTCTCCTGTATGTTTTGATTTACTGCTGCCAACTTTTGTTGGTCTGATTTTTCCGAGTGCGAGTGCATGTGACTCACCTCACCAACCTTGCGCCCTATCAACGAGCGCGTGTGCTGATGGGTTCCCTCTTTAGAGGAGCATCACCGGAACGAAAAAAAAGGGATGAGTGTCTGTCTAGGACACCCACCCCTTAGTTAGTTAGAGTGTGCCGTTAGAGCGGCGTGGTTCAAACGAGACACCCAGCATATCGGCAAGTTCGGATGCTGCTGTAGATGTCTGCTTGTTTGGTGCGGCGGTCTTAAAGTTGACAGGCGCGTTGTAAGTGAACGGCTTATCAGAGAGAATGTCGTGCCGCTCTGTAAAAAGTTTCAGTGCCAGTTCAGCAGCGTGCTTGCAATCTTGGATACGGATCAGCTTGTCCTTAACCCGTGTAAAGTTACCTTCCCAGATCTCGATTCCGTTCTGTGCCTGTTCAATCAGGTTCTTAGCCTCGAGACGCAGAGCATCTTCTTGGTCGTCGAAGTAACGAACCTGCTTGGTCAAGTTGTAGCAGATACCATTAAGTACCGAAATCTGTGTAAACTCCAGTCCATTGTAGTTCTGAATTACACCCTGTTTATCGGTGTATTGAACTGGATAAGAGAAGTAGCTGTTGAGGCTGATAATTACGTTATCCAACAACTGTTCAGCGGTGGTTGCGGTGACAACTGCGTTCTTCTGTGCTTTCTTAGTCATGATAGTATCTCCTGTGTTAGCGAACCAGACCATCTAGTTCTTCTTACTAACACCTCCCCCATTAAAACGGGGGGGACCGACCGTCAAGGACGAGCGAAGCGAGCCTACGGGCCAAGAGAAAGTTTACCGGCGTAGTGGCAGGGTGAAGACGAAAAGTCGGCGGGGCCCACGCTCGTCGTTCTGACTCTCAAATATAGGAGATTACATACGATTCTTACCGATCAGAACGGCAGGCATGGGTATACCGATTTTCGGCTTTGCCCTGACATCTCGCCTACATAGGGACTCTTCAAGCTATAGCAAACTTTATCTTGGATCCTTGACGGTTGGTGGGGCCCTGTTTTACTCTAGGAATTAGTGGAGGAAAATCATAGGGCACGCGACAGCTACTAAAAAACTCTTTCATCAATATCTCTAATACTGGGTCGGGCTATAGGAAAACCCGTTGTTCTCCACTGGTTAGATTCATTTTTGTAGTCAATCTGTTACATGTCTGTGCGTAAACCCCACTTTTAAGTACATATACGTATTTACACAGTAACGAATCATTGCCACTCTATACACTGATGAGTGAGAGAAAAGGCTTACATTATGGGTCGTGTAGTGGCTAACGTGTCTACACCCAGTGGTGATCTGACGCTAAAGCAGGATGCGTTTGTAGATGCGTATGTAGCAAACGGCGGTAAGGGAACACACGCTGCGGTGGATGCTGGTTACGTTGAGAAATCTGCACATGTAGAAGCCAATAGACTTTTAAAGAATCCTACGATTATACAAGAGATTCACAGAAGGACCGTCATGGCGATTGGAGCAGCATTACCAAGTGCGCTGCATACAGTGACGAGGTTAAGTCAGTCAGCTAAGAGCGAATATGTTCAGTTAGAAGCATCTCGTGATCTATTGGACAGGGCAGGAATGAGAGCGGCACAGAGGATAGATCACCGTGTAGATGGCGAATTGAGGGTTAGTATCGATCTGTCGTGAGTAAGGAGGGGGGGTTAAAAACTGTGGTAAAGACAATGATTATAGCACCCCCACAAATAATTTTACCCCTCAAAGTACTCAAATTTTCCACACCCTGAAAGCACGGTATGTAGAATCTTTAAGTAATAGGAGTATGTGATGGCGACACCTTTATGGCAGAGGAAGGCTGGTAAGAATCCTGCTGGTGGCTTGAACGCTGCGGGTCGTGCGTCTGCCAAGAAGGGAGGTATGAACCTGAAGGCTCCCGTGAAGGGTACGCCTAGTGGTCCTGAAGAGACACGGCGCAAAGGTAGTTTTCTGGTGAGAATGGGGTCTGCTGCTGGCCCATTGAAGAAGCCTAATGGTGACAAGACTAGACTAAAGTTGAGTCTTGAGGCTTGGGGTCATAGTGGTGACAAGGCTAGTGCGGTTGCACATGGTCGAAGATTGCTGGCAAGGTATCAGGCTATGAAGAAAAAGAAGGGATCGAAGTGATGGCGAAGCCTCCATTGGGATCTGGCGAGCGGTATAAACAGCTTGTTGACAAGCTGAAGGAACAGGGTGCAAAAGACCCTAAGGCTCTTGCGGCTTACATTGGTCGCAAGAAATATGGTAAGAAGAAGTTCCAAGAGTTAGCTGCGAAAGGAAAGTAGCATGAAGAAGCCTATGAAGAAGATGGAAGGCGGCAAGTCTGACATGAAGAAGGATGCCAAGATGATGCTTGCCAAGAAGATGGCTGGCAAGAAGGCCAAAGGTAAGATGAAATAAAAAAAACCGTGGGGAGCAAGCTCGACCCACGGCTTAGTTCACACACAGGAGAGTATCTATATACACATACGTCTCCTTGATAGTCAATAAGGTATCCACAGATGAATGATGGGTCGTTTAGTAGCACTATCTCTGCCAAGGATCGTGAGCGGTTACGACAGATTGTTCGGCAAACCCATCTGAAGTTCTACCC